CTCAAAAGTCATGGAATTACTCAGCATTATGTTGCTACTAAAATTGGAATGTCCGACCAAGCTTTTAGTAATCTAATAAAAGATAGAACTAAATTTAATGGTGATAAAGCGATAATGGTATCACATGCATTAAATATTCCTTTATCTATTTTTTTAGATAAAAATTACACATAATGAGTAACTAAGGAGGTGACTTGATGAAGCTAATAATTGAAGGCCCAGATAATCATGATTTTCTCCAATCAATTATCAACGGTGAGTATGTATCGCTGAAAGATTGGCTAGGAGTGAAGCTGTTTGTCGGCAATGCTTATGACAAGTATTTGGAAATAAAAAAAGCCACCAAGGAGGCGATTAGATGAAACAAGAAAATGATCCAGTAACAAGAGCTTGGCAAGAATATGCAGAACTAAAAAAGAGCAACTTCACTGATGGTCAGATCAGAAAAATTGCTCAGATTATTATGGCTTGTGCTATGGAAGACCGTGTTCATTTAGATAAGAATTCATAGCATCTATGCTTCGTTGCCTATTTTCTTGCTCTTGTTTATCAAGCTTACTCTGAATTTTATTGTAGAGAGCATAAGCTTTTCCGTAAGCTTCTTTATAAACTTTCATTTTATCGTCAACAGAAAGTTGTGTTGAGGAGCTTTGAACGCAAGATAAAGCAAACTTAGCAGGATCAATACGAAGATTTTCTAAATCCATATTAAGACACCTCCCTTATATGAGATGTCTTAATTATAGCAAAAGAAAGGAGTTGATTAGATGAGTCCATTCAGATACCAATTAACTAACGAAGAGTTTCGTAAAGAGTGGAGCGTTCAACATAACAAGCCAATGTCAAGAGCAACCTTTTGGCGAAGAAAAACTTGGGCACAAGAGCATTATCCGCAATGGAGAAAGGTTTTCCTTTTTGATGGGCGAGTTGATTTGAAAGAATATCAGAAATTCGAATCATTTTATTCCGAGAAACAATACGAAGCTCACCAAGACCCACACTTAAAGATTTTGGAGGAAATGCAATGACAAAGATAGTATTTTTCACAGCAGTGGCAATCGCAATGCTTATTGTGCTGGGTAATTCGTTTCAAGAAGTAAAGAAAAAGGATGAGATTAATAATGAATGATTCAAATAAAAAAGCCTCTCACATCAAAATTAATGGAGAAGCTTACAAAATGATTAATGTCCTAACATCTAATGGTGAGTTAATAGCATCAATTGGTGCCAAAGACGTAATCCATGATGTTAACTACCAAGTTCAATTAATCAAAGCAAATGATTAATCGAGATTATTGTTCTTTGTGCTGGTGACCAGTTTTCAGATGAAGTATCAAGGAAAGCATAGAAAGGAGGCAAAGTAATGCAAAAGGAGCTGTACAGCGAACTAGCGAAGTATATTTTGAAACTACTAAAAAATAAAAACAGTCAACCTGATCCCGACACGGTAGGTCAATTGTTTATGGAATTAAGGGAATTAAGGGAACTAAAGCATTAATCTTCGGATTCAAAAAGAACTGATTCAATTGATGAACTGATAGCGGATAGAGATGAATCACCAATGAATTTAACTTCATTTTTAACATTATCAAGGCTAAATTCACTGAAATTATTATCTAATTTAACGACATCAGATATTTGGTCCAAGTCATCCCATATAGTTTTTTTAGTATATTCAATCCGCTTCAAATTGTTCACAGTAACAGTTTTACTTTTATTTTTGAATGAAATGGTTACTTTCACTTAATTCACCTCCTTTCACTAGGAGATGAGTTAAGCATATCACACCGAAAGGAGGTGTAAGTCATGATTAACGAAGTTCTGCACTCACGGTTGATAGCATTCGCACTTGGAGCGTGGATGGTTTACTGCGGTTCAATCGGTGCATATGACGGGGCACTATTTATCCCAATGATTTATGCGCTACTTCTGCTACTCAACCACATTGATCAAAAAAAGAGCGAAGGAGAGGGAAGCCCCAACGCTCAAAATAAGTAACTTTGGTTTTTAACTTACGAGGATGATTATAAATGGAAAACATGCTAAATGCAATTAAAGATATGTCATTAGATAACGCTCACTATATGGGTAAATATGACAGCTACAAGAAAAAGCTTAACAAAATGCTGACTAGTGTAAGCACCCAGCCGACACCCACTCAACTAGGACGTATCAAAGTTTATTACCAATTAATAGATTTATTTGGTGAAAAGTTCGTTAAAGGGATGGGGTGGCTGTAATGAATAACGAAGAGCAATTATATCAAGCAGAGAAGAAGCATCTTGATCCCGACAATGACCCGCTTCATTTGGACGAAGTAGTCGTTGAGGACGGTAACGAGTACAGCCAAGACACTTACGATGCAATGGTCAAGGCAGATATGGAGGAAGACTAATGGAATTGGCAGAAATATTTAGCCGTAACCTTCGGGTTCGTATGGCTTCAATGCAAAAGAAGACAGGAGATTTACATAAATTAACTGGATTGTCTAACTCAACTATATCTAATTTGCAATGGGGTCAATTAAAAGGTGTTCAATTTGCTTCTGTTGCAAAATTAGCTAGTGCATTAAGGTGTCGACCAGAAGATTTCTTTAAGTTAGATGTGAAATGGGCAGGACAAGAATTTATAGCGAATTGGCGAGAGGAGATAGACTAATGGCTGATAGTTTTAAATTTCCAGAGTTTGCAGGTGATCGAGCGGCTGCAATCAATCAAAGGTTAGTAGATTATGCAAAAGCTGAAAAAGCGAAAGAGCAAGCTGAAAAATCCAAAAAAGCTGAAATTAAAGCGATAAATGAACATTATAACTTCTTCATAAACAAGGCAGAAGAAGAGAAAGCACGATTAAAGGCTGAATTACAAGGATTCATCAAAGCTGATGAGGGAGAAACAAGTCTATCAACATCGCTTGGTAATATTCATCTTACTAAGAACACTGACCATTGGAATTGGCCAAGCATTTCTCAAAGTAAAAAGATAGCTAAAAAATTACCAGAAGAATTAATTAAGAAAACACCTGATATTGATAAAACAGCAATTAAGAAACTTACAACTGTAACTAATGATGGAAAAGTAATCGTTACTGAAACAGGGCAGTTGTTAGATTGGCTTAGCGTAACACCTGGTGAAGGTAAATCATTAAGTGTCACTCTTTACAAAACTCTAAAGCCTACTGAAAAGAAGGAGGCTGACAAAAAATGAAGTTCTATAAAGCTGGAGAAATTCCAGAAGTACCACACATGTATTTTGTCTATGGAGACGGTGGGACAGGCAAGACAAGCCTGTTTAAGCAATTCAAAGGTAAGAAGATTTTATTTAGTTTTGACCGTTCTACTAATCCATTACGAGGTCAGAAAGATACAGACTTCATGGTAATTGAAGAGCAAGATTTTGCTAATGTTCAAAACTTAGTAACTGGTTTTATTCAGAGAATTATTAATAGTGGTGATTACGATGCAATTGCATTAGACAACGTTAGTTCGTTACAAAATATCGTGCTGGATAACATCGACCATGCTTCAAAAGATAATCGACAAAACTATCAAAAATTGCAGTTGTGGTTCCGTCAGTTAGCAACTATGTTGCGAGAAAGCAATATGACAGTATTCGCAACGGCACACCAAGTAGATAACGGTGCAGGAGGTCTTACCGGAGCAGGACGCTATGGTGCCGATATGAACGAGAAAACGTTTAATGCCTTTACTAGCGTATTTGATTTCGTTGGACGCTTATACGTTGAAGATGACCAACGCTGGATTGATTGCAACCCAGAGAGTGGTAATCATGGTAAAAATCGAATTGATGAACGAAAGAAGTTTCATGCGGAAGAATTAATCGAACCTAAACAAGAAGAATCAAAAGAAGATAAAAAAGGAGTTGCTTAAAAATGGGATTATTCAAAGTAAATCATAACAATATCATGGGAAAGTTTGTTGAGGAAGCAGGACAATACAATGTCAAAATTTTACCTAGTTCAGTAGCGAAGGAAAGTCGAAGTAAGAAGCCTATGCTTGTACTTAATTATGAAGTAGAGGATGGCGACTATGCGGGAGGACAAATCCGTTATGACAATCTAGTTTGGGATGATAGCAAACAAGATAAGAAAGATATGAGTATCAAGCGCTTCAACACGATTTTAGTGGCATGTGGTGCACCGGACAACTACGAACCTAATAGCATTCAAGAAATCCTAACCTCAATTCTTAATCGGCATATCTCTATCACAGTTGATTGGCAACAATCGGATTACAACAAACAATACTATCTAGTCGTTAAAGGCTATGGTGCTCCATTAGATGGTGGAAGTAAGCCAAATGGGGTAAAGAGACCAGACAACAATAGTAATTACACAAATAAAAATACTAATAGTGGGTTTAGTAATAGCAACTACAACAATAATCAACAGCAAGCACAACCATACGGTGGTGACGGTGCACCAATTGATATTGATGACAGTCAACTGCCATTCTAAGGACTGATAAATGATGGAAACAGGGTCAGCGTGGATTCAAAAGGGCTACGGAATAATTAAATATGATGTTGAACCTAATTGGGAACACATCGCAACAATTAATGACGGTAACCTTCAAGGCGTCCCTGTTGAAGTTAACTATGTGGACCCAAGAAGGGCAAGGCCACGTCAAAGGCGACTCTATTATGCGTTGCTTGGTGACATCATTAATTGGTCCGGTGAGGATAAGGATTACCTTAATGAATATTTCCACAACCTTTACTGGGAGAAAACGTGTGGTCAAGAAATTAGTTTAAGCAATGACACAACCAGTACGGTTAGTGATGCTAAGAAAATGATTGATTATGTGATTGATTTTATTTTTGACAATGAAGTACCAGTTAAACAAGGCTATGAACTCTTGCCAAGAAATGAAGAACATTTTCAGTATCAAAGCTTAATGTATAAAAGCTGTTTAATTTGTGGTCAACATGCAGATTTTCACCACGTCGATTCAGTAGGTATGGGAAGAGATCGAACAAAGGTAGATCATACTAAGCACCGAGTAATGGCGTTGTGTAGAATTCATCACATGGAATATCACAAGATTGGCCCTAGTGAGTTCTGCAAGAAGTATCACTTAACCGCACCTGGTATCAAGTTAAGTAAAGAAGACCTAAAGAAACTAGGAATTAAAGGAAAATATAACGATTGATAGGAGGTGAAGTCATGAATTACCTGAGCATCAGTATTAACTTTGCACGACAGATTCCAATGCTAAATCCCACAACAGGAGAAATTGCGCTGTTTCATGCCCTCTTGGATTTAAAAAATATTGATATGAATTTCAAAGACAAAACAGGCAAGAAAAAATCTTGGGCGGATGGCTTTGATCCAACAAGTGCAACCTTACAACTATACAGTGGCTTATCAGCCAATGGAATAGTAAAGGCACGTGAAAAACTGAAAGCTCTAGGGTTGATTGATTTCAAATCCAGAGGACGAAGAAAATCTACTGTTTATAAGCTACTAGACCTTAGTAGTGATAAGAGTGTGGTTAACAGTAGTGTTAATAGTAGTGATAACAGTGGTGATATTAGTGGGGATAACAGTAGTGATAACAGTGTGCCCCTTAATAAAACTAAACAAGAGAAAACTAAACAAAATAATACTAGTGGCAAGTCGGGGACTTCCCACAAAAAAACTGTGCGAAAATTCGCTGATGATTCTGTCGAGATGAAACTAGCCATGTATCTGTTTGACAAAATCAAGCAAAACAATCCAGAACATACTGAATTGACTGAAGAGCAAAAGCAAAAGTGGGCTGACCATATCCGCTTGATGATTGAGCGAGATAAGCGAACGCCACAGCAAATTCATAGCATGATTGACTGGTGCCAGGCCGATAACTTTTGGAAAACAAATATCTTGAGTACGGCTAAATTGCGTAAGCAGTATGATGCTATGAAAGTCAAAGCCAATAGCAATTATCGGAAGCAAGAAACAGTTAGACGTGAACCCATTCCCGCATGGATGAAAGAAGATCTAAAAAAGAACCCTGAACCACAACCGGATCCACGTATTCAACATGGCTATGTAATGCCAGATGACAGTATGGAACCAATACCAAAGTGAGGTGTGATACATGATAACGGCAGTTAGAAAAAAGTGGGCGTCAACGATTAAGCGACTAGAAGTTTTACCACAAGATAAATTTGTCGGTGATGGCGGCATTGTCTACTACAAGGCTAGCGGGTCTGTTAAGTCGAACCTGCGGGTAGCTGTGTATTATCTTGGGTGCCTTGATGAGCGAGGTGAAAAATACCAAGTGCCGTTTGACCGAGAAAAGTTCGAAAGCCTGTTAAGCGAGCCAGTCGGACAAAAGAAACTCGACGAAGCAATCAGGATTAAGCATGAGTGCGCCAAGATGGCAAGGAGAAATGCGTATGAAGTTTGAAGACTGAAAGCTCTGTACGATGCAAGAGCTAACGTGCATTACAAAGGCAAATTGTGCGAGATCATCAGCATTAACGCCTTAAAACAGACCGCACAAGTAGCATAGGTGGACCAGATGTTTCCACCGGTGGTTGAAGTGAAAGCGAGTGAGTTGGATTGATGGACTTAGAGAAAAATACAAATAACGCTGATAAGCCAATGGAAAATTGGACGAGAGTAATTATCGAAACAGACGAAAAGAACCCCAAAACCATTGCAGTAGTCGTTAATGATGACTATAAAGTTGCTGATGGTTTCAGGGTTCGGCTTAAGCCAAGTTCATTGCCTTGGTCTTAGTCTTTATCTTTTGGTGGCACTGGGTCATTACCATATGAGTTTTTAAGATTGATTTGACCGTTACGCTTTTGACTAACAAGTTCTGCACTATTGTTAATCGCTTGTTGACGGCCAGCTTTCAATGCTTCTGCTTTAGTGTCATAAATTTTAGAAGCACGAGAACTACCGGAACTCTTAACGGCCCAACCATTAGAACGAGGACTAACCCATACTTGTTTACTCATAGTATTCACCTCACTTGTGACTGAATTGCAATTAATTATTTATTCAAAAGGAGTTTTATTATTAATTGCTAATTAACCATATCACAAGATATTGATATAGAAAAGAGGATAACACAAGATGATGTGGAACTTAGTGCAAAATCAATTAGATAAACGATCAATGTCGGTTTACCGCTTGTCAAAGCTGACAGGGATACCCAATCCAACAATATTTTCTTACAAAAATAATGGTGTTGAGCCAACTTTCAGTAACATGGTCAAGATAGCTGATGCATTAGGCGTTAGCTTAGATGAGTTTAGGAGTGATGAAACGAATGGATAGTGTATTGTATGCGTTCCTGTGGTTTGCGATTACGCTGATTGCAGTAGTGACGATGAAGTTTGCTGGTGGCTGGGTACTGCTACCAGTGGTGCTAGTAATTATCTTAGCGTTCATTGCAGGACGTATGAGGGAAGGATGGTAGTGATGTACCTGTACATGTTTCAATCAAAGGATTATGTCCGTGATGATTGCATAGAAGAGTATATGGTAGCTGCTAACACGAAGAAAGAAGCTGTCAAAAAGTTTAGGGAAATTTTGAAAGAGAACAACGCCATTCTAAATTTCAAAGTACAGGTGTACCGCCCTGATTGGTGGAATGTATATCGTTATCCGCTTGAAAAACTGGAATTAATGCGATTTGGCGGTGAAACGACAATGCCGTGCAAGATTTGGAGGAATGCAAATGAAACTTGATTTCGGTAAAGGGTATGAATACGTTAGTGGAAGAATTTTACTAAAAACGAGGTTAGTGAAGATGCTTTATCCAAAGATGATTAGGGGTTACAAAGCAACTCCTCATAAAATTGTCAGGAACATTGATGGCGAATGGTATGAATCAAGACCAACCAAGAAAATCTGGCCTAGTGGCAGTGATGTGCCCGATGTCAATGGTGAATACTATGGTGGCTATGATTGTGCATATCGGTGGTTTCCAATTGGCAAAGATTATCCAAAGGGCGAATGGTATGAAATTAAACACAATCTATATGGCTGGGAAATGGATTTCAAACCCGGTCAAAAGCCTTTAAGTGCATATTATTGGCATACAGGGGAGCCTGAGCCAACCTTTCACGAATACAAACATGTTGATGGAATTCTAAAATACGCTAAAACAACGTATAAAGAGTTACCTTTTTAGGGGGTCAGTGAAGATGAAGATTAAGGAATTTATCGAAAAAGTAAACGAACATGATGGGATGCGGGCTAAAAAAGTCGATAAAGGAATTGTAATTGGCACACCAAATAATATGGCCATTTTCAATATTCCCGAAGATGCAACAAATTTCATTGAAATAGATACTTGGGCAACAAGTAACAGCTTGTATTGGAAAAAGCCTGATCGTGAGTGTTTATCAGCACTGATTGAAGAGTTTCTTCACACGCCAATTGAAGAGCGCTTCCCGGAAAAGGAATGGTATTTGTGTATTGGTGTAAATAGTAAGGGCCATAAAGTTTACCTAGTGAGGGACTATGATGCGCGTGAGATTGTGACGAATATTAATAAAGACTGCATGTCTTCTTTCACTGATCGACAAGTTGAAGAACTAAAAAAGGAGTTTCCCAAATTAGCGCTTGCAATTGATGCAATGAAAGAACCGGTGGAGGGCGACTAATGGAACTAACTGAAGAACAAAAGAATTGTCCGTTCTGTCACAAGAAAAACAGGCCAGCTACGAGGCCACTAATAAACACTAGTAGTTTGTCGTTGGTAATTGAAGACAACATTTTAGACGCCGGATATTGTCAAACCTTAACTGAAAATTTCAAAGATGGCTGGGCATATATTCCAATCAACTATTGCCCTATATGCGGTCGACCATTGAATGAGGAGAATGAATAATGACGGAATTAAGGATAAGTATGCAGGATGTGTTAAATGAGTTCATCAAAAAAGCAACCAGTCCAGACTGCGACCTGATTTCGGTAAGTGTTGACACTGATTATGCATCTAACATTCAGAAATATAACTTTAAGATTGCCAATCATGAGGAGGGAAAATAATGGCATTGAGCTATGAAGATACACATTGCAAAAGATGCGGAAAAGAGTGTACTGCTTGGATAAACGGTGGTCTATGTTATGACTGCTTGAGTGAGAAACATTTAGAAGATATTCGCGAAAGCATAGAGGAAGGTGAGCCGGATACGTTTAGTGATGAATACATCGTATGTCCCTATTGTGGATCAGCAGTGGAGGGTACAGATGCGATGCTAGATTTTCCAGAACTAGGCGTTGACGGTGAACACGAATTGGAATGTGAAGAATGTGGGAAGAAATTTAAGGTTGAATCATTGGTCAGTGTTGATTGGGAAACTCACAAGATGGAGGACAAATGATGCTTGCTAAGTTTACCGGGTTGAAACGCCCAACCTTTGATGATTACATCGAAGATCTATCAATTATGTTTGAAATGTACCCGACTAAGGGTGAACAGCAACTGCGTGATGTGCGCAAGTGCTTGACGTTGATTGACGAACTAGAAAAGATGGCCGATCGTCTACCGGAGGTGCCACGAGACAAATGAGCATTTATGATTTATTAGGTATTGCCATTACAGGAGCGGTTGGTTTTGTTTTAGGAGTAGTAACCACGATTAAGGTTGACGATACGCATGAAAGGATTAAAGGAGAAGATAAATGATGAGTGTAGATTACAAAGCAATTAACTTCAAGGCAGATTTGAAGAACGCTAAGCGAACAGCCGGCGATACGGTTATCCAGCTTAGTGCTAAGGGTAAAGATGTTGATATGAACCTGCTTGGTGAAATCATGGATGCCAATGGGGGGGGGTAAAAGTAACCATCGAATCTAACCAGACTGAGTTGGTTAAAGATAACCGTGAAGCAGATGGTCAGACAGAGTTACTAGGAGAAGATGACTAGTGAATCATTTTGGGAAGAAAGTTCATTACAAGGATTGGGACTTTGATTCAATCAAGGAACGAGACTTCTTTATCCAGTTCATCGAGAGCAGCGGTAAGAAGTTCAAGGTACATCCAAGTTACAAAGTAGTCGATAAGTTCCCAGTTGGTGGATATAACCAGCGTGGGATTACGTACGCACCGGACTTTGTTGTATTTAGCACTGACGGAACCGTTGAGCACGTTTACGATGTGAAAACGGGAATTAATCAACGAGCAGTCGATACGAGCGCTAAGCTACGTTTTAAGCTGTTTTCACTGAGAACTGGATTGCCGGTTGAAGTAGTTGTTCCTCGTCAGCATGATTTCAAGATGAAACTGTTTGGTTTTACTGACCCAAGGATTCAAGAAGCACATGCTAGACACGATATTCACGGTAATGTTCGACGAAGAAATAATGGAGAACCTTACTACGACTACTACAACGTATACAAGAGCATTGATTATAATGTGCACGACTTAATCGGATTTTAGGAGGATTTATGAAATCAAAGAAAAAGAAGCAAAAAAGCCGTCTCCGGAAGAAGCGGGAACGGCGAAAAGAGAATGAATTGAAGAGAAACAAGTCAAAGTAAATAAAAAGACGCCCCAAATAGGAACGCCCGGTTTGGTATAAAAATTAAAGCAAACTAATTATATCATAAGGGAGAGTGCTAATGGTGGCGTTGTTCGATGAGTTAGACGTTGATGGAACCTATCGTGCTGTAAGATGGTTCTTTTATGAACGATTGCCAGAAATCAAGCGTAAAGCTGGGGTGTGGGGAGATTACAGTTCGCCATCATTTGACGGTATGCCGAAAGCGCCCTCTGCTGGTAATGGCTCTGAAAGAAGAATGATAAATCATTCAAGGTATGCAAGTGCCTTATGCGCTGTAAAGTATGCCCTCAAAGGATGCAGTGTAGTAAGTCAAAAGATAATCCAGCTGAAGTATGTTGAAGAATTACCTAACTGGAAAATCAAAAATCAAATAGGTTATACAGGCAACAGTACTTTTAGTGTCTTAGTTAAAAGAGCAGCTTGTGAGTTTGCTGATTGTATTGAACCTGCTTGTGATTACTATTCTGTATCTGAAAAAATCATCCCTGACCTTCACGTTAATCTAAAAGAGGATAAAAAGAGGACAGATGCAGGACAAAAGCAGGAAAAATAGAGGAAAAATGCGGGACACTAACGGGCTACTTTATAAGCCATAATGGTATTGTCGAAAGAATTAGATGTGACCCGAGCACGAATGACTTCAGCATTCACGTCCTTAAACTGCTTAATAATACGACTTTATTGACTCTGACAGAGGAGTAGACGAGTTACTACCAGAACTCAGGATTCTCTCTGTTAAGCGTGTGGAAACGGGTAATCAAGCCCTCAGATGGTGGCAGGGGCCATAATCCACGTTGAGACTAGGTACTAATTAATCCAATTTTTTACGTAATGTACGGTTACAGTCTTCATAATAAAAACTCTTAAGATTTACAATATACCGGCTCTGCTAGTCTCACGGCAACCACGTTGAAATGACAACGAAAGAAGTTCGCACTCAACTTCAA